AAATAAAAATATTCAAAAATAAAGAAAATAAATGGCAAAAATATTAAAAAATGTATTCATTGCAGGTGTAGATGAAATAGTACAAGATTACACAGTATAATCTTGGCACGTTTCACAATCCGTAGATGCATTTACAGGAGCAAGCGACTATGATATCACAATATCTGGTTCATTAGATGTAACAGGTCCTTTAGATGTAACAGGTCCTTTAGATGTAACAGGAGATTTAAATGTAACAGGTAACTCTTTAGTTACTGGGGTTTCTGTAGTTAATCGTTTTATGATATATAATACTGATGATAATATAGCTATAGTAAATGCTAACAATTTTAATGCCGTTACAGATACTGGGGTAATAGATAATATACGTTTAGGGGATTCTGCTGGACGATCCACCCAAAATACAATAGCATCAATCATGATAGGAAGTTTAGCAGGGGCTAATGCTCAAAGTGCTTCACTATCTAACTTTTTAGGATATGGTGCAGGAGAATTTGCCACATTTGCTTCAGGTTCTAACTTTATAGGATATGGTGCTGGAAATTTTGCAGCATTAGCATCTAATTCAAATTTATTTGGATATAACGTAGGTAGAGGTAATATTAGCGGAAATTCAATAGGACCTAACAATATAGTTATAGGTACAAATATATCATTACCATACAACTATAGAAATGGTATAAACATAGGAGGTATATTATTTGGTTCTGGGTCATATGCTACCCCTACAGGAAATGTATTTTCTGGATCAGTAGGAAATGGTAGAATAGGTATAAACCAACCTAACCCATCTTTTAATTTAGATGTATCAGGTTCAGGACGCTATACAAATGGTGTAACTGTAACTGGATCTTTTATATCTTCAGGTTCACTTTCAATATTATCAACTGGATCTATAACATTAACCGGATCTTTAAATACAAGTGGTTCTGTTACATTAAGAGGTTTAGATACAACACCTAATTCATTTTTAGTAACTATTAACAATACTACAGGACAATTAGCATATACTTCATCAGCAGCAGCTATTGTCGCTACAACACCAAATCCCCCATTCAACTCATTTCAATATAATAACGCAGGAGCATTTGAGGGATCAAACGCATTAACATTCGTATCTTCAAATGCTATAAGAGCAACAGGATCATTTACTGGTTCATTTACTGGTGCCTTTATAGGAAATTTAACAGGAAATGCAACTAGTGCAACAAATGCTGTTAATGCTACTAGTGCTACTAATGCTACTAATGCTACAAATGCAACTAACGCAACAAACGCTTTAAGAATTGTTTATGATGATGGTCCCCGAAATCTTTCAGACAGACTTCCAAATAGTTTTACAAGAACGGTTAATTTTGATTTTGTCACTGCAGCTACAGTAGGAGGAGCAGGCAATTACGCAGGAGTAATGACATATAACCCTTGGAGTGGAACTACAGCAAGTACAGGTGATTCTTCATATCAATTAGCCTTTATTAATAGTACAGGTGTAAATGGTTCAGGTTTACCTGGTTTAAGACTTAGAAAAGGAATAGACACTACTTGGGGGGATTGGTATACAGTTGCATTTCAAAATACTGCTGTAGGATTTACAACAGTATCGGCTACTGGTGATATTGTAGCATTTGCTTCATCAGATAAAAATCTAAAAGATAATATCACCCCAATCTCAAACCCTATAGAAAAAATCCAAAAAATAGGAGGATATGAATTCGATTGGAACGATAAACAAGATGTATATGAAGGACATGATGTAGGAGTTATAGCTCAAGAAATAGAAGAAGTATTACCTGAACTAGTAACAACTAGAGATAATGGATATAAAGCTGTTAAGTATGATAAAATAGTAGCTCTATTAATAGAAGCTATCAAAGATCAACAAAAACAAATTGATGAACTAAAATCTAAAATAAAGTAATGGCATTACCATTAAGTGGACAACTTAGTTTAGGAAATATAAGAACAGAATTAGGAATACCAGGTGTAACTAATTTTAGCTTAATTAATGCTTCTACCGGTAATACCGGACCATATCCTCCATTAAACTCATATTCTTTCTATAAACCATCAATTACACCCCCAGAACATAGAATAAGTGAATGGTATGGATATGATCATAGTATAGGTTATGTTATTATAGATGTAACTAGTACCACATATCCATGTAATACTATTAATTTTCGTAGTGAATACTTCCAAACTATCCGATATTATAATAAATCAGGTAATAATGTTGCTTCTCCATATAATATTTCAATAAATGGAGGATTAGTACTCACAGTAGGATCTTTTGTTAATGATTGGAATTTTTATTATATTGATGATTGTAATAATACCTCAGGCGGTAACTATATTACCCCCACTTCAGTTGTAATAACAGGAACATCAACGAAAGTTTGGGTTGATGGAACTGGATTTTTATAAAAGTTTTTATATATTTATAATCAAAAATAATAAAATGGAAAAACAAGTTTTAACACAAGAAGAAATTCAAAAATTAACAGAATTAAAAAGTCAATTTAACGAGTTAGTTAATGTTGTAGGAAATGTAGAAATTCAAATAATGGATCTACAATTAAAAAAAGAACAATTAAAGTCTAGTTTACAAAGTCTCCAACAACAAGAAATATCCATAGCTAAAGAATTAGAAGATAAATATGGTCAAGGAAGTATTTCTTTAGAAACAGGAGAATTTCTTCCTAGCAATTAGACTTTTGACATAGTTTAATATATTTATCACAAAATAAACACATACAAAAATGGCAGAAGTATTAATTTCCCCTGGTGTATTGGCAATTGAAAATGACCAATCACAAATAACATCTCAACCAGTGCAGGCTGGTGCAGCTATTGTAGGACCTACTGCAAAAGGTAGAATAAATATACCTACATTAGTTACAACTTATAGTGAATATCTAGCAAATTTTGGAAGTACTTTTACAAGTGCCTCTGACTCTTACACATTCTTAACTTCTATTTCAGCCTTTAATTACTTTCAAAATGGAGGTACTTCATTGTTGGTAACAAGAGTAGTATCATCATCAGTAGATTGGGCTCCAGCTACATCTTCATTTGTATCTGCTTCTTTAGGTTCATTAGGTAGCGCATTTACATTAGAGACCTTAAGCCCAGGTGCTATAATGAACAACACATTACCAGCTGCAATAAGTGGAAGTTTACCAAGTGGTTCAGCTGATAATTACAGATGGCAAATTGTCAGTCCTAATACAGCTAATGGAGTATTTTCATTAGTTATTAGACAAGGAAATGATAATGACCGAAATCCTTCAATTTTAGAAACATTTGCAAACTTATCTTTAGATCCAAAATCTCCAAACTATATAGCTAGAGTAATAGGTGATCAAACAGTTAAAGTACAAGGATCAGGAACTGACATTTATCTTCAAGTTACTGGATCTTTCCCAAATGCCTCAAGATACGTAAGAGTAAAAGAAGTATTGATTAAAACACCTGATTATTTTGATAATAATGGTATAGCAAAACCACAATATACAGCTTCTATCCCAATTACTCAAAGTGGTACATTTGGTGCTGGTACAGGAGATAATGTAAAAGCAGGTATGAAATTGTATAATGAAATTACAGGTATTGATACTCAAGGTTTAGTGGGAGCTAGTTATACAGATGCATTGAATCTATTAGCCAATCCTAATGAATTTAGATATAACATAATCACAGTACCTGGATTAACTTTAGATGCACATCCATCTGTATTTACAACTTTAATTACAAATACTGAAGAAAGAGGAGACGCAATTGCCGTAGTAGACCCAGTTTTATATGCTAAAACAGTAACTAATACTATTTCAAGCGCAGCCACTCAAGATAGTTCATATGCTGCCTCATATTGGCCTTGGTGTCAAACAACAGATCCTAATACAGGACAACTTGTTTGGGTACCAGCTTCAACAATGATCCCAGGAGTTTATGCTTACACAGATAAAGTAAGTGAGCCATGGTTTGCACCTGCAGGTATTAACAGAGGTGGATTAGGAACAGTAAGACAAGTAGAGAAAAAATTAACTCAAACTGATAAAGATACTTTGTATACCGGTAAAGTAAATCCATTAGCTACATTACCTGGAAGAGGAGTTGTAGTATTTGGACAAAAAACATTACAAACAAAAGCATCTGCTTTAGATAGAGTAAATGTTAGAAGATTGTTGATTTCACTTAAATCATATATTTCTCAAGTAGCTGATAATTTAGTATTCGAACAAAATACAGCTGCAACAAGAAACCAATTCTTGAGCCAAGTAAATCCATATTTGGATTCAGTACAACAAAGACAAGGATTGTATGCATTTAAAGTAGTAATGGATGATACAAATAACACACCAGATGTAATCGATAGAAATCAATTAGTAGGTGCTATTTATTTACAACCAACTAAAACAGCAGAATTCATTTACTTGAACTTTAATATTTTACCTACGGGAGCTACTTTCCCGGGGTAAAAGCTTAAAAGCACAATATTTATAATAAAATAAAATAGACACATAAAATGGCAGTACTAAACCCAAATGAAATATTTTTCACAGCCTTTGAACCTAAAGTTCAAAATAGGTTTATTATGTATATGGATGGAATACCTTCATATATTGTAAAAGAAGTAAGTGATATCTCTATAGAACAAGGTGAAATCAAATTGAACCACATTAACGTGTACCGTAAAGTAAAAGGTAGAGCAGAATGGGGTGATATTACAATGACATTATTTGATCCAATCACACCATCAGGTGCTCAAGCAGTAATGGAATGGGTACGTTTGCATCACGAATCTGTAACAGGTAGAGATGGTTATTCTGATTTCTATAAAAAAGATTTAACATTCAACGTATTAGGACCAGTAGGTGATGTAGTTTCTGAATGGATTATCAAAGGAGCATTTATTAAAACTGCTACATTTAAAGGATACAATTGGGATACAGACGCTGAAGCACAAACAATTACCATGACAGTAGGAATGGATTATTGTGTATTGAACTTCTAATCTAAGAAAACAAAACAATATTTAAGAGAGCTTGGCATTTGTCAAGCTCTTTTTTATCTTGTATATTTATAAACAAAAACAGTTATTAACAAATAAAAATTTATGGAAGAAAATAAGTCAAAATTCCCAACAGAAATTGTAGAACTACCCTCAAAAGGTTTAGTGTACCCACAAGAAAATCCACTTTCAAGTGGAAAAATTGAAATGAAATATATGACCGCTAAGGAAGAAGATATTTTAACAAACCAATCTTATATTCAAAACGGAACAGTACTAGACAAACTTTTACAATCCCTTATAGTATCAAAAATAGACTATAAAGATTTGATCGTAGGAGATAAAAATGCTCTTTTAATAGCAGCCCGTGTTTTAGGATATGGTAAAGATTATACATTCAATTATAGAGGAGAAGAAGTAACAGTAGACCTATCTCAGTTAGATAATAAACCATTTAATGAAAATGAATTTAACCAAGGTAAAAATGAATTTACATTCAAATTACCTAATTCAGGAAATGTAATTACATTTAAACTTTTAACTCATGGAGATGAAAGTGCAATAGAAGCTGAAATTAAAGGTTTACAAAAAATAAATAAAAATGCTTCACCTGAACTATCTACTAGATTGAAGTATATAATACTTTCAATAAATGGAGATTATGAGAAAAAATCAATTAGAGAATTTGTAGACAATGAATTTTTAGCAATGGATTCTAGAGAATTTAGAAAACATATCAAACAAATACAACCAGATGTTAATTTGACAGCTACAGTTGAAACAAACAACGGCGTGGAGGACGTTGAGATACCAATTAATCTAAACTTTTTTTGGCCTGACGCTTCAATATAGGATAAATCTATTCCAACAGATACATGATATAATTTTTCATGGAAATGGAGGATATGATTGGCATACAGTTTATAATATGCCAATATGGCTTCGTAATTTTACATTTAATAAAATAAAAGAGTATTATGATAAACAAAACGAAGACATTAAAAATGCACAAGGTGGAAAAGGTAAAAAAGTAACTGAAAATGGAAGAGTTGTATCCCCTGAATTCTTAAAAAATGCTTCCCCACCTCCATCATATACTACAACAAGAGCCTCTAAAAAATAGAGGCTTTTTTGTTTCTCAATATTTATAACAAAACCCATAGATGGCTTTAGACGATATCAAAAAATTAAATGATGAAATAAACAAGCTCCGTGCTGAGCTTGGGAGGGAACCATTAAAGCCTTTTGATGTAAATGAACTAGAAAAAGCTAAAGCTTTATTTTCTGGTTTAAGCGCTGAAGTCCGTGAAATGGGAAATGACTTAGATTATGTATATAAAAGTTTTAAAGATAGTGTAAATGAATTATCTAAACAAGATAGATACCTTTCAGATTCTCGTAAAGCATTAAATGGGATATCAGATATTTCTAAAAAAGTTCTTGATTATAGAAAAGGAGAAACATCTCTTGATGAAAAAACACTTCAAAACCTTAAGAAAAAAGCAACAGCACAATTTGATGAATTACAAAGAATTAAAGAAATAGGAAATTTATCAAAAACAAATAGAGGAGAAGTTGAAAAAGCATTAGCTGATCAAGAAGATTTTAATAATGCCCTAGATAAAACTATAGCAGCTCAAAAACAAGTTAATAAGGATATAGGTTTATTAGGAACAGGTATTGAAGGTATAAGTAAAGGATTATCTAAAATGGGATTTGGAAATTTGTCCCAACCTCTTACAGAAGCAATCGAAAAAACAAAGAACGCTAGACTCCAGGTAGAGTTAAATAATCAGGCTATTGAAGAAAATGAAAATCTTCTTAAAAAAAGTAATGATATATTAAAAGACAGATTTAATTATAAAAAATCAATAGTAGAACAAGCTGAAAAAGATGTAAAAAGTTCTGAATCAAATATTCAAAAACTAAATTCCCAAAACAAAGAACTTGATACCCAAACTTCCAAATATAAAAATATTGGAAAGGCTTTAACGTCTCAATTAACTAAAGCCAACCTAATTGATTTTGCAATTCAACAAATGGTTGATGCCCTTATAAAAGCAGATAATCAAACAGGACAATTAGCTAAAGCTTTTGGAACATCATATTCTGAAGCAGCATCTTTAAGAAATGAACTTAATACTGTTGCTAATTTAAGTGGAGATATCAATATCACAACAGGTGCACTACAAGAATCTTTAATAGCTGTAAACAAAGAATTTGGCACCGCTACTATGTTTAGTGGTGAATTATTAAAAGATTTCACCAACATGACAAAAGTGATGGGGTATACTGATGAAGCTGCTGCAAAATTATCAAAAATAACAGTAGCAACAGGAACAGACCTATCAGATAATACAGCACAAATATTAGGAACAGCAGCAGCATTTAATGTTACAAATGATTTAGCATTAAATGAAAAAGAAATAGTTGAAGGTGTAGCTAAAGCATCAGCTGCAACAACTGTATCTTTAGGAATGCAACCTGGTAAAATAGCTGCAGCCGTTGTTCAAGCTAAAGCATTAGGTTTAGAATTAGAACAAGTTGAAGGGATAGCAGAATCTTTATTAAACTTTGAATCTTCAATATCTAATGAACTAGAAGCTGAGTTACTAACAGGTAGAGCATTAAATTTAGAACAAGCAAGATATCTAGCTTTAACAAATGATATAGAAGGAGTAGCTAAAGAAATAGCAAAACAAGGCATTACTGCTACTGAATTTACAGGAATGAATATGATCCAGCAGAAAGCAATAGCTGAAGCTGTAGGTATGACTAGAGAAGAATTAGCTCAATCTCTTATAAATCAACAAGCTTTAACTAATTTAGGAGGAAAAGACAAAGACCTTATTTCAGCCTATAATAGACTTAAAAAAGAAGGACTATCAGATACTGAAATTCAAGCTAAACTAGGAAAAGATATACAAGCAGATCAGTTAAAATCTCAATCTATTCAAGAAAGGTTTAATGCTTCTGTAGAAAAATTACAAGAAATATTTATCAGTTTAGCAGAACCTATATTACAGGTGGTATCTCCTTTTATGGATTTGGCTACTACAATATTGCCTTTAGTTAATATTGCTTTAACACCAATATCCTTTATTTTACAAAAGATAGGTGAAGGTTTTCAAAATGCATTTAAAATATCAAAAGCAATGCTAGATCCTACTAAAACACTAAAAGATACATTTAAAGAATTAAGTGTATTAGGTTCAATTCTTGGAGGCATTTTTACTATTATAGCTTTTCCTATAGAAGCAATTAGTAATGGTTTTGAAAATATTTCTAAAATGATAAATTCTATAATAGATCCAACAAAAACATTATTAGATACATTTAAAGAAATGGGCCCAATATCTTCATTTATTGCTGCTGCTTTAGGAACAGCGGGTATAGCAGTTGCAACAGTTTTACTTCCAGGATTAATTAGCTCAGCAGCAGCAGCAGTAATGGCTTTAGGACCAATGATAGCAGGTGCTATGGCTGCTGTATCAACAGCAATTGCTAGTACTTTAGGTGTAGGTGCTATTCCCATTATAGCAGGAATTGCAGCCGTAGCAGGCACCGTTGCCGCATTAACTACCATAAAAGATGGTGTAATTGACCCTAATAAAGGAGTAGTAGTATCCGGTGGATTTGGTTCGGTTCAATTAAATGAAAAAGATACATTTGTAGGAGATAAAAACGGAATTAAAGCAGGTACAAACCTATTTGGAAATACAGCCCAATCAACATCTCCTTCAATATCTGTAGACATGGCACCATTAGTAAATGAAATGCAAGCTGTAAAAGCTGTATTAGTTCAAATATTAAATAAAGATTCAAATGTTTATATGGATGGTGCTAAAGTAGGTAAAGGAATAAACATGGCAAGAACTAAAATAGGCTAATATTTATAAACAAATAAACAATTAAACAATACAACTATGGGATTACTAGATAAATTAACAATTGGAGGCTCAAATCTATCAAAATACAATGGAGGACCAGGTGTGATAAACGCAGGAGCTACAAAACAATCGAAGTTACACGCAGACGGAAGTAGACCATCATACTCACTGAATGGTATTAATTTCCCAAGTGTAAACGCTGCTTACATTGCATATGACGATGCTACTCCAAACCAATTACCTCAACCATCAGAACTAGATATTAATGGTGTTGTACCAGTCACAGCTTTAAGAGACGCTCAAACTCCAAGCATAAACGACTCATTTATAAAAGGAACTTATAAAAACGGAGCTCCAGAAGGTAGAACATTCTAATATATGCCATTAATAGATCTAAAAACCTCTTTAAAATCTTTAAAGTTTGGAAAGGATAGACCATATGAAGGTTCAAGTAACCAACCATATATCCAGTCTTCTATTCCAGAAGGAGATATTCCTACTAGTGGAGGTCCGGATTTTATATTAAGAGGTGGAATTTTAGCGCCTATAAGTGCAGCTAAAGACGTTAGTAGATTAACTCAAATGTTTTTTGATTTGAAATCCCCAAATGGATTTCAATTCATAACCAAACAAAATATATTATCAAGAACTTCAGTTCAAACACAAGCATCATCTAATGGTGGAGCAGCTTATGCAGCTGGGGCAGTTAATCAAGGAGTATATTTACCTTCATCTACATTAGCACAAGCCGGTGTAGGATTTACAGGTACTCATTTAAATCTATTAGGGATAGATCCTTCCTCTCCGATGTCTGGTATTACAAATACAAGTATCTCTAATTTATTTAATGAAGATCTTACCTTAGGCCTTAAAAGATATGAAACTGTTGTAAAAGAAAAACCAACATCAGAAAATAGATTATATAAATTATCTACTTCAAACGGGTTTATAATACCAACTAGCCAAACTTCAGAAGAACCACAATCCTTTTTCCAAAAAATAGGAAACTACCTTAATAATTACTCTATAGACTCCCCAGGTGAAGGAATATTAATGAAATACTCTGGAGGTCCAGGTTCAGTTTTAGGTGTAGGACAAACTATAATTCCATTTGCTGACCAAAGAACAGGAATAAATAACCCAGAATTAAAAAAATTAGGATTTTTTTCAAGTGAAGAATTTGGATATTATAATTATAGTGTCTTTAAAAATCAAAACACAGTAAATCTTCAAGGATCTAGGATATTTAACGGTAATACGGTTAGCAGTAAATATGAGACTTTAACTGGGATAAATTTACTAAAATCTTCTATTAGAGACCAAATATCTTTTAAAACTAATAATGACCCAGGATCTTTACAAAAGTTTGAAACTAATGTTTATAAAGCTAATTCTTTTAATCCAAGTATTCGTCAAAATTCTAATGGTTCTTTAACATTTACCCAAAATCAACTAATAACTGCAAAGGATAGTAGTGGTGCTTTTTCTATAAAGGGACAAATTAAACAAGATTTTAGAAAAATATTGATTGATGGGTCTAAAAATGGAAATAATAAGGGAAGTGCAGCAGAAAATATCAAAAATACAGATCAATCCTCAATAATCTCTCTATCACCAGACTACCAAAAATATAATATTGAAAAACGCCTTGATTTAGGAAACCCAGGAAGTATTATTACATCTACACAAACTGGTAATCGAAATAGTATAAATTTAAAAAATGTTTATAATTATACATTAGCATCAGGTAATGGAGTACCTGAAGATTATAAAATAGCTTTAGATAAAATTACAGCTGGTGACATATACTCAGATACAGTTGCAACACATAATAAATACAACCCGGGTAATACTCATGCTGGAAACGATTTAGCAAAATTTAGTATAGGAGTAGTCCAAAATAATGATACCGGATTATCAAATTTTATGCATTTTAGAGCATTTATAGATTCATTTAGTGATTCATATAGTTCAAATTGGGGTTCATATAACTATGTAGGTAGAGGAGATAAATTTTATAACTATGAAGGATTTGAAAGAACTATAAATTTATCATTTACAGTTTATGCTCAATCAAAAGCAGAGTTAATCCCAATGTACAAAAAATTAAATTACCTAGCATCTAGTTTAGCTCCTGATTATTCTAATTCGGGTTTTATGAAAGGTAACCTACATAAATTAACAATAGGAGGATACTTATTTGATCAGGTTGGTATTATAAAATCTATTACGTATGATGTACCCGAAGAAACTTCATGGGAAATAGGAATAGATGAAGTAGGAGGAGAAGATACATCAGTTAAAGAATTACCACATATGATTAAAGTTACAGGATTAACATTTGTACCAATTCAACATTTCTTACCAAGAGTTGCAAAACCATTAACTAAAGATGATAAACAAAGTAAAACAAGATATATAGCATTAGCGGCTAATACAAATGATAATGATACAAATTACACAAAAGATAAAACATATAAAATTGAATTTGTGCCCCCACAAAACCAAGATGATATTGATTCTATTACTCTTTAATAAAATATGAATAGATACGCTAATATAACTTTATTAAAAAATGAAAATCCAAATGTAGGAACACTTGGAACCCAATATTATAAAACAACGTTTTATCCGGAAATCCCATTGAGTGAAAATGACATTTATGTTATTACAGATTTTGGAGACAGATTAGAACTATTAGCATATCAATTTTATCAAGATACAACATTATATTGGATCATATCTGCAGCTAATCCAAATTCAGTAAAATTAGGTTCAATATTTATACCTCAAGGTACTCAATTAAGAATACCTACAAATACAAATGATATAATAAACAGTTATAAAAATTTAAATAACATATAATGGCAATTATAGGTGATGGTTTTATTGATTACGTTAAAAAACAAATAGACACTAGACAAAAAGCTTTAGGTGAATACGACAATCGCCAATTAAAAAATACTAAGGCTTTTATGACTCGAACTCCATGGGTTCGTATGGTTAGCTCTATAGACCTAGAAGAAGGAAACCCATCATTTCCTGGAAAGTCTGTTTTATCTACTATAAAAGATTCTGGAAATTATAGTGGAATTGATTTATCTGGAGATAATTTAGCTAAAAATTTTATTTTATTTAATGGTATATCAAATGAAAAAGGAGGAATAGATAATCTATACTCAGGAATTACAGGTGGTCCGCTTTCTGGTTTTGGAGGGGCGTATGGATTTGGTTCTAGAGATGACATACAAACTGAAAGAGGTTTTGTACCTATGCCTGGAATCACTAATGTAAACTTTCAATATAAAAATGATGGAGCATTAGCAATGGCTACAGTACAAATAAAAGCATTTAGTAGATCCCAATTTCAACTAATAGATGTACTCTTCCAGAGACCAGGATATACAGTTCTGTTAGAATTTGGAAGTACGGTTTATTTAAATAATAGTGGTAGTTTAGTTGAAGCTTCATATGACACTGAACCTTTTAGACATATGTTTAAAACAGACCAGGATATGTTTAAACTTCATGAAGTTATAGCTAAAGAAAAAGCAAAATGGAACGGTAATTACGAAGGTTTCTTTGCAAAAATAACAAAGTGGAACTGGAAATTTAATGCTGATGGTAGCTATGATATTACTATTAGTTTAATAGGAATGGGTGATGTAATAGATTCATTAAAAGTTAATGTAGCTATTGATAAAAAATCAGCAGAAAATATTGATAATAAAACAGGGTTTTTTGAGAAATTTTCCGATCCAAATCCTATAGTAGCTTCTGCCAAATCATCTAGATTAAATTATGCTTTGTGGGATATATTTCAAAAAGCCAAAGATTCAAAAGATATTAAATCTCCTGTAACAATATCTAATTATGTATCTGTTGAAAAAGATGAAAATGGTATAGTAACAAAAATTAATCCACCTGCCACCTTCCAATTTAATTTTGGGGCTCTTTCTATAAGTAATGCAAAAGTAGATGAAGAATTTGAATATGACCCCCAAACCTATATAACATTACGTACTTTATTAGCATTGATTTCTTCTACTTTATCTATAAGTGGAAAAAATGGTGAAAAAATAACACCTTACATATTATTTGATATGAATACTAATAGTTTTCTTTTAGATGATAATTATATAGCAACATTCCCCGGTAATTTTTCATCTGATCCTAATATATGCCTAATACCGTATGAATCCATCTCCACAGATATCACAAAACAAGTTCGTTTACCTACCACTGTTGTTAATGAAATATTAAAACAATCTAATTTTTTTACAGTAGATGGTAATTCTTTAATTGGAAGAATGATGGACATCTATATAAATATAGGATTTATAATTAAAACTTTTAATAGTAGCATAAACGAAAATGATGAAGTTATATTAATAGAATTTTTAAAAAATGTTTTAAATGGAGTAAATAATTCTTTAGGAGGTTTAAATAATTTTAGAGTAATTCATAATAAAGATACAAATCTTTTTGAAATAAGATCAGAAGTTAATTTAAATGTTAAACCAAAATCAACCCCCCACCCAATTAATACTTTTGGAGTACCTAAAGACAATGGTTCTTTTGTTAGAGAAGTAGACTTTAGCTCAGAATTAACAGACAAATATGCTACCCAGGTTAGCATTGGGGCTCAAGCTGATGGAAATATTTCTCAAAATAACTCTACAGCTTTTTCAATATATAATAAAGGATTAATTGATAGGGTTATTAAACAAACAGTAGATACTACCAGAACTGATACTGATGATAAAAATAAAATAGAAGACCTATTCACCCCAGATATAATAACATGTTTTGAGGATGTATATAATCTTAAAAAATTTACAAATGATAATACATCAATATTATCTAATATAAATTCTCAATATTGCAAATTAGCTTCAGGAAAATTAACCCAATTAAAAAAATCTTTGGCTCCATTTTTCCTTCCATTCAATTTAAGTTTAACTATGGATGGTTTAAGTGGAATGAAAATATACCAAAGTTTTAAAGTAGATGGTAAAGCTCTTCCATTAACATATAATACAAACGATATACAATTAATCATAACAAGTTTATCTCATGATGTGTCTCCTAATGGTTGGTTAACTAAATTAGAAACCCTAGCAGGCCCCATATTTGAAGTATTACCATTATTAGCTACAGGAACATACGCAGAAAGTGGACAGATTGAAACCCCAGCAACAAATCCAGAATTAGCAAATATAACTCCTGGAGTTGACCCAGCCCCGTTAATAAATCCTAAAAAAATAGGCGCTAATTCATATTCAACCTCTCCCGTAGCTAAGTCTCAAATAGCAAATGGAGGTAAAAATGGTGAATTACTACTAAAACCACCTTATTTAGTACCTATGCCTCATGTGCCAGGAAAATACCTTCACCCCTCAGCTGCAAAAGCATGGGAATTATGGAGAGCAGAAATGATAAGATTAGGTATTACAAAATTTTCTGTATCCGATGGATATAGGCCTTTATCTAGACAAAGAGCTATATCAGGTCGTCCTACTGCCGCAAAACCAGGATTTTCTCCACATGGGTGGGGGGGAGCAATTGATTTCGGTAACCTATTTGGACTTGTACAAGGTAGCACAAACCCTACAATAAATTTAAATGCTAGAAAAAAATATAAAGTGTATGAACAAATAGCCTCAGTAGGAGCAAAATATGGATGGTATAATCCATGGCGACTATCAGATGTAATGGGGACCATGGATGAAATATGGCATTTTGAGTATTGGGGACCAGTATAATTAACTATAAAACATAATTAAAATAATGTATATACCTAAAAATAGAATTATTACAAATTTAAAAACAAATCAAGGAGAATTTGTTTATAAAGGTACTAATATTCCTTATAATGGTGTGTATTGGAAAAGCTATGATGGAAAATATTTTACAGGAAAAAATCCTAATGATACTCCCACAAGAGAAATTGAATTTCCAATTCCAATTTATATTAGTGATCAACCTTTATTAAATTCTTTCCAATTATCTCCTTTATTTTTTTCAGTTACTGATTTAGATGATTCATTTGATCCCCCATTTGTTACTAATTTAAGCCCTGATACTGCATATCTTTCTATTAAAAATGTAAGCCTAAATAAACCAGATATAAAATATCTCCCAACTCAATATTACCCAACACCAACTCCAAGTGAATATAATTTAGGAGCATTTCCTAGATATTTTGTTGTAAAATCAAACGAAAATATTTATCTTGAAGTAAACAAAGACACATACGATAGTATTGATTCACAAAGCACAGATTGGGCTTGGGAATTATATGTTCCCTTTACTATATTATGGACATTAACAGGTGAGAGAGACAACGTATTTATAACTAACAGGAATATCACCCAGTTAACAGAACAAAGACTTAAAAGAAGAGGTCTACAAGAATTTTTAAAACAAAATTATTTAAAATTTTATCAAACAAATGAGCAAAATATTAGTTAGAAGATTATTCGAACAAGAAGAAGAAATGCCTAATGTAGCAATAGAAAAGGCAGAATATGATGTAACAATCGTAACAAAAGATATAGACGGAGCAGAAGCAGCTATAAACGACCCTAAAAATTACAGTGGAACATTTTCACAAGATAAAGGTGAACTAGTTACACTTAAAAAAATATATTTAGCTCAAGGTATGAGCTTTGTAAAAAATTCATTCCTTTCAGTGTTCAAAATGAACAATGAATCTCCTGAAAAATTTGAAGAAGCTTTATTTGAAAATCCAAGTACATCTAAATATTTGAAACAAAACCCAGACATGTTAAACATGATAGATGAACTATACAATGTATTATCATCTGAAGATGGAAAACCATATGGACAATTTTATGTTAACAGTGCTGCCAATGCAGCTCGTTTAGATAAATTTTCAGGTAAAACAGCTGATACTCTAGGATATGAAGTTAAAGGAAATACAATTATATTCCCTAAATCTTTAAATCCAAAACAAACAAACAACGAAATCAAAAATAAAGTTAAAAAAGTATTAGACGGAAAAGTAGAATATAGATTTAAAGGCTCAGGTGCTCCTAGAAATTTAACAAAAATAGGTACATCACAGGTCAAACTAAAAGAAATGATAAGAGAAGAAATTCTTAAAATGTTAAAATAATTTGACATTCCAAACATTCTCTCGTATATTTATAAACAAATTAAAAACAATAAAAAATGAATAACGAATTTTTGAAAATGCAAAAACTTGCAGGTTTGATCACTGAAGGTGAATTCAAAGCTAAATTAAATGAAGATATGTTTGATGATAATGCTAAAGCATTAGGGATCTTATTTTACCCAAGTGAAGATGAAGAAGATGGATACACATATGATACAGATGCTGTTACTAATCTTGTTAAAAGTATGGGATATGAAGATTATGAAGATGTAGCAGGTGAGTTTATACATTACTTTTCCCCGGGTGATGAAGATGAAATGAGAATCTTTAGAGCTCAAGAAAACAATCCTGAATTAGAACCTACTGATCTTACAATAGGAATGTATAAGAGAAACATAGAAAAAGAATTTGAAAAATAAATTCAAATAAACACAAAAATTAAGAAGGCTTGGTTTATCCAAGCCTTTTTTTTACATTTATAATAAATAAAAAGGTTATGTTATATTGGTTAATTGAAGATCAAGATCAATTAGAAGAGTTTATTAGTAGATACTACATCGAAGCGTTTGTAGAAATAATTCCATATAGTAATACAATCCACCCAACACAAAATCAAATATGTGCGGTGTATATAAGACCGTTAAATTCACATAAAGGCTTTATTATCCCATTATCACATAGTGAGACAATGTCAATTGATATAAACGAAGTAGAACGCGTTTTAAACACATTTAAAAAGATATATGTTAGGGATAAAAAGGAGTTCATGCATTATTTTTTATTAAATGCTTTATATGACCTCACCCTCACTCTTCCTCCGTATATACAAGAATACACACAAACACACTCATTTTTCTACTCCAAATATCCAAATAAAATAGATATAAATAGAATAATACCTATAGTCAAACACTATGAGTATTGTGAAAAAACATTTAACGATTTAAAACACAAAGCAGATGAACCAATTAATGACTTTTACAACAACCGCGCCACAATTGTTTTCAATGCCATTGAACGAAATGGAATACACATTGATAAAGAGCGATTCAAACAGAGTTTTCACGATATCGATTCCGATTTCGTCTTTACACAATACAATTTTAAAACCTTAACAACAAGACCTTCAAATAAATTTAATGGAGTAAATTATGCCGCACTCAACAAAGAAAACGGAGACAGACAATGTTTCATACCTCGCAATAATATGTATCTTGAGCTTGACATCAGTGCTTATCACCCTACTTTATTGGCTAATCTTTTGGGGTATAATTTTGGGGATGAAGACATTCACGCCTCTTTTGCAGAAATGTATGGAGTAGAATACGATAAAGCTAAAGAAATTACATTCAAGCAACTATACGGAGGAATATGGAAAGAATATGAAAACCTACCATTCTTTCAAAAAGTAATAGCCTACACAGATAGTATATGGGATGAATTTCAATATGGTGGATATATTGAATGCCCTATATCAGGACATAAATTCTATAGGGATAAACTGGGAGATATGAACCCACAAAAATTGTTAAATTATATATTGCAAAATTTGGAAACCGCAAATAATGTTAATATATTATGGGATATATTCAAGATATTGAGAGGTAAAAATACAAAACTAGTATTATATACTTACGATGCGTTTTTATTTGATTATGATAAAAATGAAAAAGATATAATGAAGCAAATACTTAAAGTATTTGAAAATAATAAGTTACAAATAAAAGCCAAACACGGAGACAGTTATGATTTTAGGAAAAACTAGTAATATGTATAAGATGGACGATTTCCATCAATTCGATACATTAAACATAAAAGATTTGAACAACAAGTTATTTTGTACATTTACGCCACTTGAACATTTGGATGGGTTACTTGCTCATATAACATCAAGTTATACAATCATGTATAGTAAGATATTCGTATTACATGTTAAAAGTAATGATGAATATGTTTGTACATATAATGTTGAACATGGGAATGTTAGTGATTTGCCTGAAAATACTATTTTAGTACATAGGAAAAAAGATAGTAATACTTTATATACTATTAATGCTTTAAATGAATTAATTAAAGGATTAAATAATGGTATTGTAGATACAAAATATCCTATCAATTGGCAACACTATAAAAACACTATATTGTTAACTCAACACGATGAGTTAAAACAATTGAAAACAAAGATATACAAAATAGTAGAACTTTAAAATTAAGCTTGGTTATCCAAGCTTTTTTTCGTATATTTAATGTATAAAAAAATAATAAGTTATGTACCCAACAGAAGAATACCAAAAAGCATTTGAAATGATTGAAAGTTCTATTATGTCATGTGACAAATTAGAGCAAATCGAGGTTGTTAATAGACTAATTACAGCCTTTGAAAAAGATTGTGCACTACCAGTTCACGTCGAATATTTAGAAGGATTAATTACAAGTCAAATAGATTTTATATTTGCATTATCAAAAAAACCTAAAAAATCCAAAAAATAAGAGTTATGGATTTAATAGAAAAATGGACTGAAGAATTACAAAATCTTGAAAGATTACAATCAATGACAAGTCCTGGATATATGATGTATAGGGTCAGACAAGCTGAAATTGAATTAATAAAAAGATTTATACAATCACTAAAAGAAAATAAATAAAAAAAAATAAAAGTTATGAATAAATATAAACACATTTTTAAACGTTTTTGCCAAAAAATTGGTATAAAAGCAATCAAAGTTTT